AAAATCAACTGAAAACTCAAACAAGGAGGACTAACTTATGGCAATTTTAAGACCTGATTCTACATCCACACTCGGTGGTGTGACCGTCAAGGAATATCTGCTTACCAAACATAACCCGAATCGAATTGATATGCCGAGTGTCTCTATGACCGGAAAAATTATCGGTGTGACCGTGCATAACACAGACTGGATTTCTGTTGCGTCCGGCACAACTCCGGCAGAACAGTACACTCGTGCCACGGTAAACGGCAACATGAACGATGTGCGTGTTCACTATTACGTGGACAATACTTGTGCGTGGCAGAACTTGCCGCTGACGCTCTCCGGCTGGCACGCTGCGGACGGCTCCGGAAACGGAAATCGCCGCACAATTGCAATTGAGTGTATCATGTCCGGTGCGTATAACTCAATTGACAAGAAATCGGAAGATAACTGTGCGAAATTGGCTGCGGCTTTGCTCAAACAATACGGTCTGGGTATATCGCATTTATACACCCATACCCACTGGCTAAATGTTCGGGACGGCAAGTCCGGCACGGTAGATCAGTTGAACACCATGCAAAACAAGTACAAAATGTGTCCGCTGTATATCTTGCCGCACTGGTCTGCTTTCAAGGCGAAGGTGCAGTCTTATTTGAAAGGTTCTACAACGTCAACATCTACTTCTACTACCTCACAGATTTACCGCATCCGAAAAACATGGGCTGATGCAAAGTCGCAGATTGGGGCATATTCCTCATTGGAAAATGCCAAGAAGGCTTGTAAATCCGGATATACGGTTTTCGATTCCTCCGGAAAAGTGATTTACACCTCGAATCCTACTTTCTCCAAAGGACAGCGTGTAACATTGCAAAATGCTCCGCTTTTTTCCTCGGATTCTGCAAAGACCTTTTCCAAGAAAATATCCGGCACGTACTACATCTATGACGGCAAGGCTTGTGCCAACGGTAGATATCGGATTACCAACACTGCCGCCAACTGCGGAAAGACTCCAATTGGCAGCTACGTGACCGGGTATGTTTCTTACGATAATTTTAAGTGAGGTGCATTATGACGAAATCGCAGAAAAATTCGGTTGATGAAATGGTGGCGGTCGGAATCTCAATTCCAAAAATCGCTGCCTTTCTGCACGTCTCGCAAAACTCCATCAAGTCCTACTTACAGCGAAATCACCCTAACAATGTCTGCCGAAATTGCGGCACTCCTGTTCTGCAAGTGCCGCATCGCAAGCAGAAAAAATTCTGCTGTGACGCTTGCCGGATGCACTATTGGAACACGCATCCGCAGGAAATGCAGCATGAAAACGCAGCCACGATTCCCTGTGCGTTCTGCGGAACGCCGGTTCTCAGCTATCGAAATCATCCGAGAAAATATTGCTCTCGTGCTTGTGCTGCGAAAGGAAGGTATCAATGACGAAAGAAATTGAAATTTACAAAGTATCTATGGCGGTTTTGCGAAATTTCCTAAAATCCGGACTGCTGACCCAGTCGGAATTTGTGCAATGTGAACAAACTCTCGCCGAGAAATGCGGGTTATCTTTGGGCAGTATTTTCCGAGAAAGTGCTTGACTTTCTGCCCCCAGTAGAGGGAATATGTTAGCAAGCATACGCTTAATACAAAGAAACAGGTGATGAAATTGGAGCGAAAAGTACATCGGGTGCAGCAGCGACCGTCCAAGCCGAAGCTGCTAAAAGTCGTCGCTTACGCCAGAGTTTCCAGCGGAAAAGATGCCATGCTGCACTCTTTAGCGGCTCAGATTGACTATTTCCAAAACTTGATTCGGCAGCACCCCGGCTGGGAGTTTTGCGGTGTGTTCGCAGATGAAGCGAAAACCGGAACAAAGGATGAGCGACCGGAATACCAAAAAATGTTAGAAAAGTGCCGGAATCGAGAGGTGGATTTGGTGATTACCAAGTCGATTTCTCGGTTTGCACGGAATACCGTCACACTTTTGGAGACCGTTCGGGAGCTGAAAAGTTTAGGAATTGATGTCTGGTTTGAAAAGGAAAATTTGCATTCCACCTCCGGAGACGGCGAATTGATGCTTTCCATCCTCGCCTCATTCGCTCAGGAGGAGAGCAAATCCGTCAGCGACAACATGAAATGGCGAATCCGAAACGATTTCCAGCAAGGCAAAATTGGCAGCATTACCATTTTCGGATACCGCAGAAATGCCGATGGTGTGCTAGAAATTGAGGAATCAGAAGCCAAAATTGTGCAGATGATTTTTGCGGATTATTGCTCCGGAATGGGACAATGTGCCATTGCGAAAAAAATCAACGCCATGGGGATTTCCACGAGACAAGGCAATTTTTGGACGGGTCAGCGTGTGAAAGAAATTCTGGTCAATGAAAAATATGTTGGGAATATGTTATTGCAGAAATATTACCGACAAGACCCGATTGGAAAACGAAAGATGAAAAATCAAGGCGAGCTGCCGAAATATTTCGTGGAGCAATCCCATGAGGCGATTATTTCTGCGGAATTGTTCGAGAAAGTTCAAAACTTAGTAAAAAAACAGACGAAACAATTCTCCCATCCCGGTGCAACGAACCGTTATCCGCTGTCCGGCATGGTGCAGTGTGCTGCTTGCGGAAAAAGCTACCAGCGAAAAATTTACAAGCAAGGTGCGGTTTGGATGTGTGCGACCTATCTGCGTCAAGGAAAATCACACTGTCCTACGGCAAAGCAAATTTCCGAACGGATTCTCTATGAGAAGATTTGCTCTGCTTTGCAAATCAAAGAATTTGACGTGGAAATTGTGAAAAGCAAAATTGAAAACATTCTGGTGTCACCGAATTGGCTGACTTTCCTTTTCAAAGATAATACGGAGAAAGCCATTTCTTGGAAGAATTATTCCAGAAGTGAAAGCTGGACACCGGAGATGCGACAGGCTGCCGCAGAAAGGAGCAGAAAATGCCAAAAGTAACCGTCATTCCGCCGTCTATCAATCGGACAACTTGGCAGTCCACAACCACTCCAACTCGCCGAAAAGTCGCTGCTTACGCCAGAGTTTCCACGGATTTCGAGGAACAGCTCACCAGCTATGAGGCACAGATTTCTTACTATACCAATTACATTCAAAGAAATCCGGATTGGGAATTTGTTAAAATATATACAGATGAAGGAATAAGTGCAACATCTACGAAACATCGAGAGGGCTTCAACTCCATGATTGCGGACGCTCTGGATGGAAAAATCGACTTGATTATCACAAAAAGTGTAAGTCGGTTCGCTCGAAATACGGTTGACAGCTTGACAACTATCCGAAAATTAAAGGAACATCACGTGGAATGTTTCTTTGAAAAAGAAAATATTTGGACTTTTGATAGCAAAGGCGAATTGCTCATCACCATTATGAGTTCTCTTGCACAAGAGGAGTCTCGCTCTATCTCGGAAAATGTTACATGGGGACAGCGAAAACGATTTGCTGATGGAAAAGTCAGCTTGCCGTATGCACACTTTTTGGGCTATCGGAAAGGCGAAAATGGTCTGCCGGAGATTGTTCCGGAGGAGGCGGAGACGGTTCGATACATTTATCAGCGATTCATTGACGGTTTAACGCCTTACAAAATTGCAAATGAGCTGACGGCTCAAGGCGTTCCGACTCCCTGCGGAAAGGAAAAATGGTCAGCTAGTACGGTGAAAAGCATTTTGACGAATGAGAAATACAAAGGCGATGCTCTCTTGCAGAAAAAGTTTACGGTTGATTTCTTAACGAAAAAGCAACAAATCAATGAGGGACAAGTTCCGCAATATTACGTGGAGAATAGCCATCCTGCGATTATCACACCGGAGGAGTTCGATTTTGTGCAGTCAGAATTTCAAAAACGATGTATGAAACCATACAGCAGCACCAGCATTTATGCGACCAAGATTATCTGTGGAGATTGCGGCAGTTATTTTGGTGCGAAAGTTTGGCATTCCAACAGCAAATATCGCCGAGTCATTTACCAATGCAACAGCAAGTTTAAAGGCAGTCATTTCTGCACCACACCACATTTGTATGAACCGGAAATTCAAGAGAAATTTCTGCAAGCTTTTGCACAGTACTTTTCGCAGAAAGATGTGGTCATCAAGAATTGCCAATTCGCCTTAAATTGCTTGAAAAAGCAGGAAAGTAAAAAGAAAGAGCTGCAAGATGAGCTTGTGGCAGTCAATGAAAAGCTAAAAGAGTACATCCAGCACGGTGGAGAGGATTTCGATGCACTCAATGCAAAATATGAGGAGCTATCTGCACAGCTTGATGCTGAGGAGGCAGCCGAGTCCGACCGGAAACGCCGGATTGCCAAAATGCAGAAAATTTTGCAGACATTGAAAAAAACGGATTCTGTGCTAGAGACGTTTGACGAATCCGTCTGGAACGCTGTTTTGGAGAACCTCACCGTGTTCCATGATGGGAGTTTGGTGTTTCTATTCCGAGATGGGACGGAGATAAAAGTGTGAGATAATTACAGCCCTGTTGGAGAAATCCGGCAGGGCTGTTTTTTTTTCATAACTCAAGTCCATAATTGTAAAATCCTGGCCTTGCCGGAAGCTTTCCAACACCTTGGAAACAATCCAACAAGGCTGCTTTTTCACTCCTTTTTCCTCTCCAAAACCCACTTAATTTTATTAAGTCCAATCGACACCCCTCAAAAAACGCCACCTATCGTTTGCTTTTTGAAAAAACGCCGAGCTATCGTTTGCACTTTAGGCTGCGAAAGCAAAAAATCATGCACCCGATTTTTGGGGTGCATGATTCTTACATTGTATCATCAAAGATACGATTGTGGTGGAGGCAGTGCAACAAAATGCGAACTTACAATCCTTACACCGTCATTGCTTGCCATCTCCAATATTTTCAAGAAATAATCACATTTTCTTATAATAATTGTCAATAAAAGCCGGCAGTACAGCAGGAGGTTTCCTGTTTTGTACTGCCGGTTTTTTCGTTATTTGCATCGGATTATCATTTGCATCGGATTATCATTTCTGTGTTACTTGAAATTATCCCAAGACACATACCCTGTGACAAACTTCCCGACTGGTGTCCTGCCGCAGTTCGCCGCCGTAGTGGTGATGCGATACCGTCCCAACTTACAAGGCACGCCGTCGTAGATGTAGTACGTTCCGGCGGTCAGTCGGACAGCCGGCGTGGAGGTAGTTTCATTTGCGAACAGCGGCACGTTGCTGCCGATGTGCACCGCCTGGCCTTTCGCAAACTTCCCGGATCTGCTGTTGGTATACACCACCTTCCCACTGGAATCGAAAACGGAATACCCTGCCTTGCATGCCTTCTTGGCGTTCTCCAGAGAAGCATATGCGCCGAGCTGACTCTTCATATCGTTCGCGCTCTTTCGGACTCTGTACAGCTGCGAGGATGTTCCGTTGGATGGCTTTGCGGCAGAAGTGCCTTTCAGATAGGCTTGTACCTTTGCTTTGAATTCCGCCCAATGCGGCAAAATGTACGCCGGACACATTTTATAACTGTTGTGCATGGTGTTCAGCTGATCCACGGTCCCGTTCCGCCCGTCACGGACGTTGAGCCAGTGCGTGTGCGTGTACAGGTGGTTGATGTCCAATCCATACTGTTTCAGAAGTGCAGCTGCCAATTTTGCTGCATTATCCTCCGACTTCTTATCGGTAGAATTGTACGAAGAGGACATAATACACTCAATCGCAATGGTTCTGCGATTTCCATTGCCACTGCCATCAGCAGCGTGCCAGCCGCTCAGGTTGTGGGGCAGATTCTGCCATGCACACACATTATCCACATAGTAATGAACTCGCACGTCCTTCATATTGCCATTAACGGTTGCTCTTGTATACTGTTCCGCAGGTGTCGTGCCTCTTGCTACGGTGATCCAGTCTGTGTTGTGAACGGTCACCCCGATGATTTTTCCTGCCATGGAAACAGATGGCATATCAATGTGGTTGGGATTGTGCCCTGTCAGCAGATACTCCTTGACGTTCACACCGCAGAGCGTGGTTGTTTTGTCAGGGGTTAAAATAGCCATAATTAATCTTCCTTTCCCTTGCTTTGCAGCAAGTCAATTGCTTTTGTAATAACTGCCGGCAGCGGTACGCCCAGCAGCCCTGCGTTCTCTGTGATCGACAGCAACTCGTTTGCGATAAACGCGATGCACACCGCATCTCTGATGTACGATGTGCCAAGGGTAATATCCAGACGCACCGCCACCAGAACCAGCAGCAGGGAAACGCATTTCTTTGCCAGACCACGCCAGCCGATCTTGCTGGACAGTCTGCCGGTGTCTGATTTCGGGGACTTGCCGCAGGCTGCCACCGCAATCCCTGTGATGTAATCCACGCCCATGAACAGCAGCAGCGTGACCATGGACGCATCCCAGCCGCCGAACAGCCCGGCAATAAAACTGCCGACAATGCCGACGATGGTGCAGATGGTTTCTTTCATGTGATTTTCCTCCTAGTCAGTCAATAAAACACGGCTGAGTTAAATGTTAATCTACAAAAAAGGTACAGTGGATATAGTAAGATGATGTGGTGTCAAAAAATCCTTGCGTTTTGCCAACGAAGCCGACCTTGCCGTCTGTGTCTATCGTGGTCAAAAAAGATGCTTGCGAGGAGCTGTCAACGGCACAAAACTGCTGCACTTTTGCAGGCGGTCTGTATCCCTCTGGGAGTGTAAGCACTACTTTTGCGGACGCGGCTTCGGAAAAAATCACGTATCCGCTTACAGACACGATCTTGCCCTGCTTGCGGTACCGGATAGTGCTGCTTTTGATGCCACTGGGAAATGTTGGAATTATCCAACCGCTGTCAGTAAGGGCTTTGGCGATGGCTACGGTGCTGCTTTCGTTTGCTCGATTGTGCGGAGTAAAGGCAAATGCTCCTGATGGTAGACTTGATGCGTGACCATTTGTAAAGGTTATATCTATGCCAGTTGGTGGCTGGCAATCCATAATTTCGATTCCATCGTATTTTTCTGCCTTGGATATATATAGCGTCCATGTGGCAGTGTCAGACTTAGATAAGTATGCTCTTTCTGCCGCATTGACATCAAAATCCATGCGTGCAAAATCCAATTCCGGATCATTTGTACCAGCATTTTTAAATCTGAAAGTCAAATCCACTATCGCACGCCCACGATTTCTGTATCTGATAAAACCGGGAAGGTTGCAATATGTTGATTTTACTGTAAGTGTAGCAACTGCTACATACCCAGTACTCCCGTTTGTACCAGTTGCTTGATGGACAAGTGATCTTGATCTTGGTATAGTAATGTCGGTTTTGCCGTCAAACTCAACCCCGTTGATTTTTCGTGTGCTTGCCAGTTTGGTGGCT